TTTAAAGGATTTAAATCAAAGATTGAAGGCTCACCTTGGTTTGCAGGAAAGTATGAAGCAAAGGTAGATAACATAGAATTTAATAAAGCAATTACAGTTTATTCTGGACACTCAGAAAGAGAGTCTGCAGAAGGTTTAAACTTAATGCTTGCTGTTCTTGATGAAATTTCTGGATTTGCTATGGAAACAGGAACTGGAAACGATCAGGGAAAGACAGCAGATAACTTATACAAAGCATTTAGAGGCTCTGTTGATTCACGTTTTCCAGACTTTGGAAAGGTAATTCTCCTTTCATTTCCAAGATATAAGGGTGACTTTATTTCACAAAGATATGAAGATGTTGTTGCAGAAAAAGAAACTGGTCTTAGAACACATGAATTCATAATTAACCCAACACTTTCTGATGATGACCCAACAAATAAATTTACAATTGAGTGGGAAGAGGATAACATTCTTAGTTACAAATATCCTGGAGTATTTGCATTAAGAAGACCTACATGGGAAATGAATCCCACAAGAAGCATTGAAGATTTTAAAATAGCATTCTTTACAGATCAGTCAGATGCATTAATGCGTTTTGCTTGTATGCCTACAGTTTCATCAGATGCATTCTTTAAGGATAGAACTAAAGTCGAAAAGGCACTGTCAAGACATAACCCATTAGACAACAATAGAAGATTTGATTTTAATTTTAAACCACAAGAGGATGTTGAATATTTTGTTCACGCTGACTTAGCACAAAAACATGACAAGTGTGCAGTATCTATTGCACATGTTGAAAAGTGGGTAAGTGTTCAGTCATTCAATAACTATGAACAGGTTATGCCATTAGTTGTTGTTGATGCTATCGCATACTGGGAACCAAGACGTGAAGGTCCAGTTGATCTAAGTGAAGTTAAGAATTGGATTATTGATTTAAGAAGACAGGGTTTTAATCTTGGACTAGTTACATTTGATCGTTGGCAATCCTTTGATATTCAAAATGAATTAAAACAGGTGGGTATAAAAACTGAAACACTATCTGTTGCAAAAAAGCATTATGAAGACTTGGCAATGCTTGTTTACGAAGAAAGAGTTGAAGCACCACATATAGACATACTTTTAGAAGAAATGTTCGAATTAAGAATCATGGGTAATAGAGTAGACCATCCTCGTAAAAAGTCAAAGGACTTGGCAGATGCTATGTGTGGCTCTGTTTATAATGCTATTAGCAGGTCACAAAAGGACAGAATAAAAGAAGTAGAGGTTCATACATGGTCAAGAGGTGGGGTAGACAATGACTCTATCAGAGATGATGACTACGGATATGAAAAAGAAAGAATTGCTGGAAGGTCACTAAACAATTGGAATGGTGGGTTCAGAATAATATGAGCAATATGGACGACTTTAGTGAGGAAGAGAAAGAATATGTTAATAGATTTTTAGAATTAATGATTGAACTGGGTGCTATAGAAATTTCGGGGTATGACTCAAAAATAGACTCTTTTACATATACTATTACTCCTAAGATGAAAGAACTTATTCCAGAATTCTTTGAAGAACATATGAAATTTATAAATCAAATAGCCTTTGATCTATGGAATCAGGGATATGTAGAGATTAGATTTGAGGACGAAGGTCCTTTGGTAATGCTTAAAGAGGACATAGACTATCCAGCCATACTTGATGGTTTAAAAGATGAAGAAAGAATGTTTTTAGAGAACATGCTCAACTACGATAACGGTGGTATAATTTAGTTATGCCTTACGATATTAAGAGAAACTATGGTGGTTGCAAGGGTTATGCAGTAGTTGGTCCATCTGGATCACACGGATGCCACCCATCACGTAAAAAGGCAATCGAGCAACAAAGAGCCTTGTATGCTGCTGAAGCACAGGCTAAAAAATCACATGATGATGTAATTACTAATGAAGATACCCCAAATACAAAGCCACATTCTTTAGAAGAGTGTGAAGACAAAGAAAATTGTCCAGAACATATGGATAAAAAATCTCCATGCTGGGAAGGTTATGTACAACGTGGTATGAAACCAGGTAAGGGTGGAAGAATGGTTCCAAACTGTGTTCCTGTTGCTAAACTAGCAGACGACTGCTGTCCAGAATTAGAAAAAAGAGACTACTCTCCAAAACAAAGAAGAGCCATGGCTGCTCGTGGCCAAGCATTACCAGATGGATCTTTTCCAATTGCAAATGTTAATGATTTAAGAAATGCAATTCAATCAGTTGGTCGTGCTGCTAATTATGAAAAAGCAAAAGCACATATTGCCAGACGTGCTCGTGCACTAGGAAGAACAGACTTGCTTCCAGAAGATTGGAAACAAAGCACTAAAAAATCAATGTGGGGTAGTATATTTTCTCCACCTCTAAGAGACTTATAAGATGAAACTTGAAAAAGAAATGTGGGAAGGTAAGCCACTATATGATCAACTATCAAATGAAGAAAGGGCATTAGCAGATTCTTTATTGGCTCTATCAAATAAAGTTGGACCATTAGATAAAGCAAAAGGAATTTGGGTTGGATACGAAGATGCAAGTGATAATGAAAATGCATCAATTGGAGTTAAGTGTGGAAACTGTGCATTACACAAATCATCAGTTGCTTGTGCAATATTAGAAATGCCAATTGAAGAAGAGGCTGCCTGTAGATTCGCAGTAATTCCAGACGGATATGTAACAGTCGGCAGTGATGTTCAAGACGATATGGATAATCCAGACCACGAAGAAGGCATGTATGATGATATGTCAAAGAGATCAATAGAAGATTTAGATTTAAGACCAACAGAGTCTATGGCAAATAATGCACGTAGAGGGCTAGAATTAAGACGTAAGTTTGGAAGAGGTGGCACAGCAGTTGGTGTTGCTCGTGCAAGAGACTTAGCAAATAGAAAAGAATTAAGTCCAGAAACAGTAGCAAGAATGTACTCTTTCTTTTCTCGTCATGAAGTAGATAAAAAGGGTAAAGATTGGAACAATGCAGAAAGACCATCTAATGGAAAAATTGCATGGCTATTATGGGGCGGAGACTCTGGATACGCATGGGCTCGTTCTAAATGGAATGCTATTCAAAGAGTAAGAGCACAAAAATCAGTATGGACAGATAGTCCATTATCGTTTAATAAGCATATTGACAACTAATATCGATTAGTGTAAAATATAATAAAGAAACGGAGTTGTAATGAATGGAAATAAAATCCCAGAAGATACTTTACAAGTTATGCTTAATTATTACAGGAACAAGTGCAGCCAACTTGAGTATGAATTTTTACTTTATAAGGCAACTGCTGAAAAACAAATTGCTGAAATTCAGTCAATTGCAGACAGTAGACGAAATGCTCAAAATACCACAGAGTCCAGTAATCAGTGAATTTGAAACTCAAACAGAAAAATTTTTATCAAAGATAAAAACTAGTTTTGCTATCGTAAATGACAAGGCATATTGGGTGAATGATAACAAGGTTTACGAATCATCAATTCGTCCTAACGGAACTATAGATATTAAAAATGCCAAAGTCATTGACGTTTTTTCAATGTCAGATAAAGAGATGAAGTCTCTTTTAAAGATCATAGATAGTTTAAAATAGATGAATAATTTTCAATTGATTTACACCTTGGTGTTTTTTACTTGCTCTATATTGTATACAGGATACAAGATAAACAAATTATCAGAAAGAGAACCAGAAATTGTTAATATAGAGGTTATTGACAACAAAGCCCAATGGGTGTATGATAGTAAGATATATTACGCTGATGTTATTAATGGAAAAATTGATAACTCAACAATGAAAAGAATAGAGATATAAAGTGATTATCGCAGTAGAGGGAACCAAAGGGTTTTCTGATTATGAAGTTTTTATGAGAGCAATGGGTGTTGCTTTATCTACGCCAACTGTAGATAGCGATATTCAAGTGTGGTCACTTGGACCTCATAAAATCAATAACTTTACAGCAGCATTTTGTAATTCATCAGAACACTTTTTAAAGACAAAGGGATTTAAGATTTCTTTTTACAAGGTTAATCATGGATGGGTTGCTGAAAATCTTCACAGCGTAAACTATTTTGGATTTTTTAGTTTACCTAACGATCCAGTATCAAGAATGTGTAAGGCAGCACAAGATATAGAAGGGTGCGAAGTTGGAATTTTTAGATACTAATACGTGGTCATTAATTATATTTTTAATTAACTCACTATCGTTACTATCAATAACATTATTGTTTTCAAGAACGTCTGTAAAAACTATTCTATTAACAATATCTTTATGGTTAATGTTACAGGTTGTATACATAATTTATGGATATTATAGTAATCAAATAGGCTTTACATTGATGGGAATTTTTAATATAATAGTCTCACTGGTTATGACATTTGCACAATTTGGACAAGAGGAAGAAGAATATGAAGACAGTTAATAGTATAGACGAAATGGAACAAATCATAAGTTCTAATCCAGATATGGAATGGGATAACTGGACAGTAGTTGCGTATACCAATGATGATGGATACTATACTAAAGATGGTGTGTTTAGAAATAATAAGTGGATGACACAATATAGATTTGATATGGTGTCATATGGTGTGTGGAATATTCCAGACAGGTTTATTACACATGTACAAGTTTGATGAAAATAGATCGTGTCTTAATATGGACACAAACTTATTCTTTGAAAAGTATGAAGAAGATCCGTTGGTAGCAGAAGGTGTTGATACATTATGTTCACAATGTCCAGCACAAAGACAATGCCTTGCTTACGCAGTCAGTAATCAAGAGTGGGGCGTTTGGGGTGGGGTTTATTTTGAAAACGGAAAGATATCAAAAGAATTTAACAAGCATAAGAATAATGACACATGGTTTAAAACATGGTCTGGTATAACATTGGATAAGCAGAAGTGATGTATACAGAGCAAATGCAAAAAGCATTTAAGTCAATTCCAGCACCTAAAGAATTTAGAGCAGCAATTGTTGACTACGATACTTTTATAACTATAAGATTCTATGAAAGTCAGTGGAGACACTACACAGAGTCAGAAAGATTTAAGTGTGTTCAATACATGATGAATGTAAAGAAAGCACTTGAAAGTCTAGGAGCGGTTGTGGCAATTGACCCAGTCCTAGATTTAGAAACACCAGAAGATAGAGCACAGAGAAGAAGGAGAAAATAATGCCACAAGTAATAACAGCAGTAGGAAATCTAGTTAAAGACCCAGAAGTAAAAACATTTGAAAAGGGTGCCTTAACAAAGTTACGCATCGCATGCACAGACAGAATGTCTGATGGCAATGGTGGTTGGAAAGACGGAGATACAAATTTTTATGATGTAGCCGTCTGGAAAAGCCTTGGCGAATATGCAGCATCTACCTTAAAAAAGGGAGATAAAGTAATTGTTCAAGGTAAGATGAAATACCGTGAATTTAAAAAGAACGATGGATCCAATGGTCATGCATACGAAATCGATGCATCAGATCTTGGTGTATATCTGACTAAAAAAACTGCTAATCCAGTAGCAGCAACAGTAGTAGCAGCACCAGGTGCAGCAACTGTTTGGGGCTAATAGGATAGTATAATAAAAGGAGGGTAGGTAAAACTGCCCTCCTATTTTATTTTATAAGGAGATATTAATAATGGGATTACCAATTAAAGATGGAAAAATTACAACACACTATAAGAAACTAGGAAAGATGTGGTCAAAAGGCTATCATACTGGGGTCGACTTCGCATGCAAAGAAGGAACAGAAATTATTGCAGTTGCAGACGGAAAAATTGAACCAGCAAACTGGGGAAAATCTTATGGCATTCAAGCAGTGCAAAAAGTTTAAGGCGGATGGGTAATTTATGCACATCTTTCTAAACTTGATGTAAAGGCTGGAGATGTTGTAAAGGCAGGACAAAGAATTGGTGCATCAGGTAATACTGGCAACTCTTCTGGCCCTCACTTACATTTCGAAATGAGAAATAACATTCGTTGGTCTGCAGGACAAGATTTAGATCCTTCAAACATTCTCGGTGTAAACGCATTACCACCTGCTAAAAAATAACATTTATAACTCAAAATAATGTTAAAATAGTAAGGGTGTAATATGTTTTACCCTGGAGATCGGAGAATTGTCCAAAAGAACTAAAATAAGAATAATGCTTTTAGCCCCCATGCTTTTAGCATTATTCTTTTCTTATGTGCCACAAACTGCTAATGCAGCCGCTGCACCATGTGATACCTATCAGGTAAACGGTGGCGACCAAGCGTTCTTAATGAATTTAAATACTCCTCTTAAATGGGGAGATACAGTTTATACAAATAATATTTATGTAAGTCCAAAAGGAACTATTACATTTGGTGTAGGAGATTATACATTTTGGGACTATCCACCTACTCCGTCTATATCAATTGGATCTTTTGATTATCATGCATTTCCAAATAGTGCAGCAGGTGGATGGAGTCCAGGATGGGGTTATGGAAATAATTTATATGTTAGATATGGATCTACGGCAACTTCTATATGTGTAGATTGGAAGGTAATGGTATGGGGACAAAGTTCTGGAAATCCAATCTATATAAGAATGTTAGCAGAAGTAAATCCAATAAATTATACATGGACACCAACTTATGAAGTAAGTGCTAACGCACCTGCTAACGCAAGATATGGTGCTAGATATACTCAGAATGGGCCAATTCAACCATTAAGTGTTCAAACTATTACTCAGCCACCAGTAGCAAGTCCAACACCTTCTCCAACTTCTACACCAACTCCTACACCAACTCCTACAGAAACCCCTACACCAACGCCTACACCAACAGAGACACCAACACCTACACCAACACCTACACCAACGCCTACAGAAACTTTAACACCAACTCCTGAGCCTACTCCAACTCAAACTCAAGATCCTGATCCAGTTCAGCCAACTCAAGATCCTGAGCCAGTTGTCGAACCAGAACCAGAAGTGACACAGGAACCAGAACCAGAAGTGACAGAAGAGCCACAAGCAGAACCTGTAATCGAACCTTCACCTGAACCAACTCCTATAGAAGAAATTATACCAGTTGAGGAAGAAATCAATAATGCTATTGATGAATTAATAGTTAATGAAGAAGAGATTTCAGATGAACAATTAGAAGATATTACAGAACTATTATTAGAAAACTATGAAATAAATGAAGTAATGCCAGTAGCAGAATTATTAGATAACTTATCTGAAGAACAAGTGTTAGAACTATTAGAACAATTAGATGAGAATCAAATTATTGAATACCGTGAAGGTGTTGAATTAGAAGCAGGTGTTGCTGTTGTGTTTGAACAGTTAGCAGATCCTGCAGCATTAATAGGAGAATTATTTTCAGATCCAAGCCAAACATTGGAAGCACTAGGTCAATTAGGTGCTGATATGACAGAAGAAGAAAGGGAAGACTCACAAGACGTAGTTGTCGCAGCAGTTGTAGCAACTCAGGTTGCAACAATGGCTATGACAATGGCTCCACCAAGTGCACCAAGTGCACCAGCACCAAGTTCACCACAAGGTCCAAGTGGACCAGGCTCACAGCCTAAGAACGAATTCGATGCTGGCTCTGGCGGAGAAGCAAGAAGAAAGCCAAAGGTAAAGGTCAAGAAAAAAATCAAGACCAAAAAACCAAAGGTAAAGATAAAAAGAAATAACAGGAGGATAAAATGATAAAGGCAATATTAAAACCTTTTAAATTTATCTTCAAAGCAATTAAGTTCGTAGTTATGTTACCCATAAACCTAGTTAAGTTTGTTTTAAGCAAGGTTTGGGCGGTAATTAAATATGTTCTTAATCTTGTTTGGAAGGTAGTTAAAGGTCTATATAAAGCAATATTCGAGGTAATTAAAGAAGTTATTAAAGCAATTACCTGGGTTATTACAAGTATCTATAATGCAATTAAATCTATAGTTTTAAATATATGGAAAGCAATTGCATGGATATTAAATAAAGTATGGCAATTAGCAAAATTTATATGGGCATGGCTAGTAGAAGCATTTGTAGAAACATTAAACCAATTGTGGACATTACTAGGTATGTTCGCAGCATGGCTAGTACTCGAGGGTAGTGCAAAAACTATCGTAGGGTATGCAATTATAACTGTCTTGTTTGTATGGTTGATAACTATACGAATAAGGGAAGGAGACGAATAAATGGCAAAAGAAACAAAGTTAGATGACGAAAAGGCAATGGGAGCAGTCAGTGGTATCAAAAATATTCTATTTAGAATAATCGCTGTATTTGCAGCCAATGGACTTGGAGTCATTGGTGCTGGTGCAATCATCGGCATTGATACATTAAGTGCTGTTATTCTTGCAGGTACTCTCGGTGTAGCCACCGTAGTTGAAAAACTAGCAAGAGGATTTATTGATGATGGAAGACTAAGCATCGATGAAATCAATAACGCTTTTAATTCAGTAGATAAGAAAGGTCAATAGCAGTTATGGGAAGTCCAGATCATGTTACAGGGGCTGGACGTTTTGGGTTGGGGGGTTGCCTAAAACACTTTTATACACTATAATTGACTGATGCAAAGTATATATGTAGAGATAGCCTCACTAGAAGACTCTGAGTTAGTCAATACAGTTAAAGATATTAGCGAACAATGTTCAGGCAAATATGCCATAACAGTTGGAATTTATCTAGTTTCTAGCGATGATTTCCTTAGAGAAATAGCACCTAAATTAAAAGATATAGAAAATGTTTTGTGGTATATCAAGCATGACCCAATTACAATCAACACCCTGGGAATAACCAAGGGTAGAAAATCTGCTTTAGCAATGTATAACGATCAAGACTATATACTACAAATAGATGCACATACTAAGTTTGAAAAAGACTGGGATGAAAAAATAGTTTCTTATTATAAAGAAGCATTAGAGATAACTAAAAAACCTAAAACTATTTTGACAGCATGGCTTGGAGCATACTCATATAGGCCAGAAAGATATGTTGTTAACGCAAAACCTAACTATCCCATGTTTACACTTTCAGATATTAATAAGCCATACTCCGAAGAGATGATGTCAAGAATTTCAACTATGACATGGCACTTTGCAAATAAGTTAGAATTGCAAGACAAATACGCCCCACTATCCCTTTACTGTGGAAACTTTATGTTTGGCTCAGGAGAACTTGCAAAAGATATATATGAGTCATTTAATGAAGATTTAATTTTTGTTGAGGAAGAACTACTTACAAGTATCGAATTAAAACATAAGGGGTATTCATTTGTATTCCCTAATTTTGAACTTCCATTGACCCACTCATATGATTCAAGAGGTCACGAAATGGGTGGAGAAAGAGCATATTTAGAAATGTACTTAGATCCAAACATACTATATGATTCAATGGAATCTAACCTGCAAAGATTCTATGAGAATAAAAAGAATCAAATAAAAATAAACAATTATGCCAGATATGCTGGATTAGATTACGAAGGTGGTAA